TACCGGGCTGACTATCTCAAAATAATTAATAATGTTTATGTGCCTAAAAAGAGAAGAGAAGAAGTGCTTGAGTTTATAAAACAAATGGTGGAGAATAACGGTGCGTAAAGGACGAATTAGTAAAGAAGAAGAACGCTACATAGAGCGTTCGTATAAAGACTTGACAGTAGAAGACATTGCTTCTCATCTTGATAGAGATGTAGAGAGTGTTAGTTCTTTTATTAAACGCAAGTATCGTGCTAATATAACACTAGAGGAAGAAGCTGCATTCTCACTAGAAGATCGCCCGTATTGGTATGAATTACAATCACAATTCACTAATGAAGAATTGGAATTATTTAAGTATCACTGGAGCCGTATTATTGCCCAGTTTAGTAATGATGTTTTTCCTACTGAAGAACTACAAGTTATAGACGTTATTAAACTAGAGATCCTTATGAATAGATGTTTAAAGAGCAATAAAGATAATATACAAACTCTTGATACATATGATAAGATGCTACTTGATGAGCGTAGTAGAGATAAAGATCAGCAAGATACTGATTATATTCTTAATTTAGAAAGACAAATTGCTACTCTTCGCGCTGCGCAAGAAAGTTTAAATAAAGATTACCGCGAACTACAAGCCAAGAAGGCTAGTATGTTAAGAGAGATGAAGGGCACTAGAGAGCAGCGTATTAAACGACTAGAAGATAGTAAACAAAGTTTCACAAGCTGGGTTGCTCAAATGATGCAAGATCCAGAGATATTGAAGCAGTACGGGCTTGAAATGGAAAAAATGAGAATGGCTATGAACAACGAGCGTAATAGATTAAGTCAATATCATCAATATGAAGACGGCCAAATTGACCAACCTTTCCTAACTCCAGATACGGTAATTGAATAATATGCATAAATCAGCTTATATTAATGCTCAAAAATTTTATGATCAATATTGTGCCATTAATATTGAAAATAAAACAGTATTAGATGTTGGATCTTGGAATGGTAATGGTTGTTTAAAACCAATCTTCAGCAAAGCCAAGTATACAGGACTTGACATACAGCAAGGTCCAAATGTAGATATAGTCTCTAGCTCTCATAGTATGCCATTTGATAATGCATCTTTTGATATTATTATTTCTACATCTTGTTTTGAGCATGATGAAATGTTCTGGGTTACATTTTTAGAAATGTGTAGAGTTTTAAAACAAGATGGATATATTTATATTTGTGCTCCAAGTACTGGCCCATATCATCCAAGTCAGTGTCCAAGCGATAGTTGGAGATTTTATCCAGACTCATGGAGATCATTATCTAAATGGGCTAATTTATGTAACTTTGCCATTACTCTTATTGAGAGCTACATAGACACATCATACTATCCACCAGATGCTAACTGGCAAGATAGTGTTGGTATTTTTAAGAAGGTATAATTATGTTATTTATTACAACACCATGTTCTAGACCACAAAACTTAGAAGCAATATCTAAGACTATTCCTAAAGAATGTTACTGGGCAGTAATACATGAAAAACATATCCCAATGCCTAAAATAAATAATGCTCATTTTATAGAGTCTCCAAAGAATGGTTTTGTTGGTGCTAATGGAAGAAACCATTTTCTAGATAATCATACTTTTAATGATAACGATTGGATATATTGTCTTGATGATGATAATATAATACATCCAGATTTTTATTCTACTATTAAAGAATATTTAGATTCTGATTATTCTGTTATTCATTGGGGTCAATTGACTAGATATGGTTTACCTAGACTAAAACCAGTACTAGAACTTAATAGAATAGATGCAGCATCTTTTATGGTTAAATGGAAATACAATAAAAATATAAGATTTAATACTGAACTTTACAATTGTGATGGTATGTATGCTGTAGATTGCGGTCATCAAGGACCAGTATTAAAAATAGAAAAAAATTTATGTTATTATAATTATTTACAGCGTAAGAATCATACTGATATACATGGCTGGTTTAATTATGAAAAAACATTTGATTTCTTAGTATCTAAAGTTCCAGATGGTGGTATTTTTGTAGAATGCGGAGCTTGGCTTGGAAAAAGTTCAGCATATCTATGTGATATAGCAAAAGATCGCATCAGTGTCTTCATTGTAGATACTTGGCTTGGGTCTCCAGATGAATTAGATACTAGTTATAAATTAGCAAAATCTGAAGATATCTACAAATTATTTTTAAAGAATATGGAAACTAGATCTTTTCATGCTATTCGCCAACCATCAATAGAGGCTGTAAATACTTTTGAAGATGGATCGTGCGATGTAGTATTCATAGATATGGATCATAGTTATGAAGCTGTTAAACAGGATATCGAAACATGGCTTCCAAAGGTAAAGATTGGTGGATATATTGCTGGACACGATTATACTTCTGATTGGCAGGGCGTAGTCAAAGCAGTTAATGAAAAATTTCCACAGGATAAAATATTAAAGATGGATACATGTTGGATAGTACAAAAGGAGAATACATGAAAGCTTTAATTTTTGGTGTAACAGGTCAAGACGGAAGCCATTTGGCTGATCTTCTTTTATCGAAGAATTATGACGTTATTGGAGTTACAAGACGTACAAGCACCGATAATACATCAAGAATCAAGCTAGCCTTACAGAATCCTAGATTCAAGTTAGTCGAGGGAGACATTACTGATATTAGTAGTATTATTAATATTCTTAATACCGAACATGTAGATGAAATCTATAATTTGGCAGCACAATCTCATGTGGGCATTTCCTTTAAGCAACCAGCACTAACCTGGGATATTACAGGTAAGGGATGTATTAATATACTACAAGCTATTGTAGATCTTGGTTTGTACAATGTTAGATTCTATCAAGCCTCATCCAGTGAAATGTTTGGTAGTTCATATGACGTTATTAATGGAGAAAAACGACAAAATGAAAATACCAAATTTATGCCCAATTCACCATATGCTATTGCCAAGTGCGCTGCTCACTATGCTGTGCGTATGTATCGTGACGCTTATAATCTTCATGCTAGTTGTGGTATTTTATTCAATCATGAAGGTCCACGACGCGGTGACAACTTTGTTACTAAAAAGATAATTAATTGGATTCAAGAGTTTACATTGTGGATTAAGAAATATAAACTTGATCCATCATCTTTTAGCATTTCTGGAGATGTAATCTATCCATCAGTTACTGGAACTAGTTTTAATAGATTAAAGCTTGGTAATTTACGAGCATTTAGAGATTGGGGATATGCTGGAGATTATGTTGAGGCTATGTGGTTAATGCTTCAACAAGAAACTCCAGATGATTATGTCATATGCACAGGAGAAACTCATTCTGTAGCTGAATTTTTAGATATAGCATTTAATACGGTAGGACTTCCAGAATGGAATCAGTATGTCCTTATTGATCCAGAACTGTATAGACCATCTGAAGTCGATTATCTACGCGGCGACTGTTCCAAGGCAAAAAATAAACTATCATGGTTTCCACACCATGATTTTACTAGCTTAATACAGTTGATGCTAAATAATGAGAAACTTTAAAATTAATATAGATTTAACAGACTTATTTAAGGAGTTACAACAGTTTCGCCTAAGAGAATACTCTATTCCATATCTTACATTATTTATAGAAGCAGATAATCCAGATGATGCCTGTTATGAACTTACTCAAAGAATCATTACTGATATTCTTAGACAAGATAACTCTATAGCTACTAGGATATTTTGTAAGAAGATCAAAACTCTAATTAGATTTGATAAGATATTATCATTATGAAGCGTAACTACAATGATCCAGTTTATGAAAAGTATAGAAAAGATGTCTTAAAAAGAGACAAATTTAAGTGTCGTATGCCAAATTGTAAAAATAAAACTAACTTACAAGTGCATCATATAAAGAAATGGTCTAATGCGTCTGCACTAAGATATGAACTATCTAATGGAATTACATTATGTAGGCAATGTCATGCGTCTATCAAAAACAAAGAACACCACTACGAATCACTATTTAGAAATATAATTAAATGACTTATAAAACTACTCCTCCATTTACCGTTATTAAAGACACTAGAGAGCAGGATGGTTATTATTTTTCTGCTTTTGCTGGATGTGCCGGTATGATAGAGCAAAAACTAGATACTGGAGATTATTCTATACAGGGATTAGAGGATAAAATTTGCATAGAACGCAAAGGATGCGTTGAAGAACTTGCCGTAAATCTTGGACAAAAAAAGTACGCATTTTTAGACGAAATAGAACGTATGAATGCATTTCCACATAAATTTCTTATCTTAGAGTTTTCTCTTGAGGATCTTATTAGATTTCCAGATGATACTCGTATACCAGATAAAAAGTTATCATCTGTCAAAATTACTGGAAAATATATGTTAAAATGTTTGCTTGAATTTCAATTATACAATAATGTACATGTTTTATTCTGTGGAAACAAGTACAATGCTTTTCTAGCAGTTAGTAGTATCCTAAAACGTGTGAACGAAAAATATACCATAGGAAGGAAATCCTAATATGGAACCTGAAATTCTAAAAGATTTTCATGAGTATGGAGCTAATCTAGCAACTAGAGAAATATTTCTACATAATCACTATCACACTGAGGATAATGAGAATCCTGGAGTAGAATACAGGATGTCAAATACTTTTATTAAAAATCTTAGAGCTTTAGATAGTAAGAATAATTCTCCTATTGTAGTACATATGCAAAGCATAGGTGGTGAGTGGGATGATGGTATGGCTATGTATGATGCTATTTCTATGTGTCGCTCATATGTGACGATCTTAGCTTACGGTCAAGCATCGTCAATGAGCAGTATTATTTTTCAAGCCGCTGACTTACGATTAATGACTATGAATTCTCACTTTATGTGTCATTATGGATCTTCCGGCTTTGAAGGACACTATCTAGATAATCAAAACTTTACTGCCTATGATAAAAAATGCGCAGATAAAATGTTTGACATCTATGCATCTAAATGTGTTAATGGTCAATATTTCAAGGATAAATTTGGTAAAAAGCCAACAGAGAAACAGGTTAAGCAATTCCTAATTAAAAAATTCAAAGATGGCAATTGGTATTTAAGTTCAGAAGAAGCTACATACTACGGATTTTGCGACGGAGTAATAAAAGATTGGAATGAATTAAATAAAGCTTTATATGAATAAACTCAAGACTATAGACGAAGCTTGGCTTGGATTAGATAGCATAGAACATGCTATATTTAATCCTACTTCTATCGCTAGACCAACAGATGAAGATTTTCATCTAAGACTAGCATACATAATGACTCGTCCAGAATATTTGTCTTTTTTAGCTAAACATATACTTAATGTTCAGTTGTTGCCATCTCAAGCGTTAGTACTACATGAATTATGGGAAAGAAAATTCCCAATGCTTATAGCTAGTCGTGGTTTTGGCAAATCATTTATGCTCTCACTTTATTCTGTATTAAGAGCATTAATTTATCCTCGTAGAAAAATCGTGGTAGTAGGTGCGGCATTTAGGCAAAGTAAAGTATTATTTGAATACATGGAGACTATCTGGCGTAA